ATAAATGTTTTTAGGGAACGTGATTTTAGCTTGATTGGTTAAATCAACCCACGTATCGGTAGCCGAAAATTCATTCACAAAATTAAAAGTGAATTTTAAATTTCTTGCCGCCTCCCCCGTTATTTGGGTGATTTGCTCAAAACTTATTTCAGTAATTGGCCTATACATTTGGTTGCGTTATCTTAAGTTCTACGGGATTGTCTGAAATAGCATCTATGCTAAACATTTGGTAACTTATTCCACCTTCTACTTGAGGGATTGAATAGGCTTCTATAACAATATTGCTAATTCCTAAGTTATCTAACCACCACGCCGTAATTGATTTGCTTACCGGAGCGTCTAACCACGCCTTTATAGCCGCTACCTTTTCAATTGGATAACGTCCATTAGATCCGGTGACAATAGCATTTATCTTGATCTTGGCGTCATCCTTGCCTATGTATTCTTTCACAGTTCCATCCCTACCTTGAATTTCAGTCTTAATAATCCTTATTGGTTGATCTAAAGTTATAATAACAGTTTCTAAGCTTATATCAGTAGCGTTAGGTTGTATAACATTGCCTAAAAAATCGGTGTAAGGATCAATATATTTTAAAGTTAAATCGCTGTAAATAGGTGTGCCTAAAGCCGAAGTGCCAATAGGAAAATTTGGATATTCCTTTAATTGCAATTCGGGTCTGCCTAAATATGGATTGTTTTGTTTTGTATTTATTACAGCTACATTGCTAAGTTTATAATATCTAGCTAATTTTAAAGCTGCGCCCGTTGGATTAAATCCGCCTTGTACGTTTATTAAACTCATGATATACCCGCTTGAATTTGTGAATCATTAATTGCGCCCAACAATACATTGGCTACCATTTCTTGAACTTTGTTTGCGCCTTCCGTCATATTTATAGTGCTAATCTTAAATTGCTCAATCAACTTGCCAATGGTAACGTTTACAGTAACTACCTTTTGACCCGTAGCGCCTTTAGGTGAAATGTCTTTCATTGGTTCGGCAATGGCCGCCGCCCCCGTGTATCCTCTTGCTACTTTCTTTTCCCCTTTTTTATCCGTTTGATCCTTAGCAAAATCTTTCATCCCGGCCGTATAACCTTCTTTCGCTGCATTTCCTATCTTTTCAGCCGCGCCACGCACGGCGTTTATAGCTTGGGTCGCTCCCGATTTGATCATTTCGGGATCAAACGATAATACCCCATTTATTGTAGTACCTAATCCTTTAAATAAATCAGCCACAACGCTTCCGAATGTTTTTAATACTTCCCATGTCGCCCATAATCCCGCTCTAAACCATCCTACTTTTTCATAAGCATAAACAATGGCCGCAACCATTGCGCCAATAGCTACAACAATAACTCCTATTGGATTTGCTGTTAAAGCAGCATTAAGAAGCCATTGCGCACCCGTCCAAACGCTTGTGGCAATTGCAACAGCATTAGTAACTAATAAATAAGATCCATAAGCAACTACCGCAACACCTATCCCAATTGCTACCGCTTTAACCATTTCTTTGTGTTCTTTAAGATATTCTATAAAAGTCTTAATTCCTTCACCTATTTTAACAAACATTCGGCCAATAGATTCTAAAGCCGGTTTTAATACTACCAACAATTCCATTCCCGCCTCACCTACTGCAAGTTTAAAAGCCCCCATCATTTTATTAAATCTAAACATTGGGTCTGCGTCGGCCGCTGCTTTTGCTGATCCGCCAAATTCCGTCCTTAATTCTTTCATGATTGCTGCTTGGGCTTGGGCTGTATGACCACTACGAACCATGTTTTTAATCATTTCGGTTTGTTGCTCATTGAAGTTTACACCCACACGTCTTAAAGCTGTAACCCCCTTAATAGGATCTTGCAAAGCTTTACCCACTTGAATAGCCGAACTTTTAAGGTCTTGCCCTAAACGAGTAGACATATCCGCTATGATTTCACTTGCCGGAGTAAAGGCGTCTTTTGTAATTGAAGGAAAAGTTAATAAAATAGACTGCATTTCTAATAATGCAACCCTTGTATATGGTAATTGTGCGGCCAAACCTTTTGCGCTCTTTTGAACGTCGTCAAAAGTCAATCCCGCCATTCCTTTTGTTGAAATTAAACCCGCTTCTACTTGCGCGTTTGCTTGTTCTAGTTGATGAAATGATTCTACTGCCTCCTTAATAAATTCCGCCCCTTTAAATACAGCAAATCCAATTCCTAAAGTTCCTAAAACTTTAGTAACTAAGCCCATAGTTCCTTCTAATTGCTGTGCCGCAGCATTAGCATTATTTAAGTTTTGACTTAATAAGTCCTTTAGGGTGAGGGTATATTGAACGTTTTCGTTTACTGCTGCCATTGGGCGGTTTTTTTAAGGGCGTATTGTAATCTTCCGACATACTTTGCAAACTGTTCGTCGCCCAATGTATCGGGATCTATTTTAAAATAATATTGTATCAAACATTCCCATTGCGTAATCTCGTCACAATTATCGTCAACCCAACAGTCTTCTATTTTTTTTTAAACTGATTCACCGCTAACGTGACTAAATTATAAGCCTCTAGCGTTGCACCTAAATAATACTTATCATTCTCGGGGGCTTCGCTAAAGATTCTAGGGTCGCTTTCTTCCTTAATCAAATAAGCGTCCACGACCTCACTAGCAGCACTTACCGGGCTAGTTAAGCCTTTGTCCATAACTCGAAGTTTGACGAATCTAGGGGGTTCCTTGATGAAACCAACGATAGTATCGTCGCTATCTTCTATTCTAAAGACAATTGGGTGAACATTTGCGCCGTGTTTAACGGACAAATCTTTCGCTTTTAATTCGATTTCTTCTTGTGTCATGTTTAAGTATTTGTAACAAATTTAGACAAAAAAAACGGGATATAAAAAATATCCCGTCTAAACTTAAAAATTATGAACAACGCAAGAAAAAAGCCTAGTTTTTGTGATCGATAGCGCCAATGATCAATGGAATCTCTACAAGGATTTTTGTATCACCTTGAGCAACCACAAACGGGTCTTCCATGAACTCACACGCTTTCAATACATCTAATGAAGGTTGTACACGTACACCCGCGAAAGATACTTGAATATCGAAATAAGGTATATCCAATGGATCACGACTAGGAGCGGCCGCAATAATTGCGTTCCACTCGTCACGATACAAAGTGATTTTTCCCTCATATTCCTTGTTGCCGTAACCTCTACTTACGGGTTCAGTTCCGAAACCGTAGTTGTTTTCTTTCTTTTGTGTGCGCTTATATTCGATGTTTGTTATGCCTACAACCGGTACTCCGAAAAGAACCAATTTGACATTCGCCCAACTATAATTAACGCCGTTTATTAAAGGATTAGACATTTTTACTTATTTTAAATTGATGTTGCGAAACTAATATTTACTTGAATTGCTCTAGCTACTCCGATTGGTACTAATTGTATTGCAATTACCAAAACTCCCGTAGATAATACATTTTGAGTAGTATTAATAGTTACGGCTTGTGCTGACAATTCAGTATCTCTAATCATTTGTATCAAATTCAATTCGGCTAAACTTCCAAAATATGCAATAGTAGTATCGGCTAAAGTACCATCAGAATTTAACTGCAATGGTGAATTTAAGGCCGGTAATACACTTGCATAAACCCCTCTAATAGCTTTATCGATAGTTCTATTGTTCTCTATATAAGCATAGTCAGAAGTTACGGTAATAGCTGTATGGCTATCATTTACGTATGATCCGGCAATACCTACATATTTAATCAAGAAAATATATCTTAAGTTATCTAAAGCATTTAAGAAGTTTTGTGATGAACTACCCACTAAAACTCCGTTTCCGAAAGCTAAAGTATCTAATTCGTATCCATTGCTCATGTTGAATTTACCAACCCATGCAATGTCATCACTTACAGCCGCTAAACTTGCAGCACCTAAAACAGCACCTAAACAAGTAATAGATTTGCCATAAGAAGCATATAACAAAGAACCTAATCCGGCACCATCTTGACCAATTACCGCACTTACTTTGTTAGCAGTTAAGGTAGATAGATCGGTTAAAGTAGAAAGATCGGAAGTTGCGCTAATGTCAGCCGCGTAAATTACGCTTATTGGCTTATGGTTAGCATCACAGTTTGTAACTACTTCATTTTGGATAACAGTTAAATCACCTACTGCATAAGTTGCATCTTTCCATACACCGATTTGACGAATCTTACCGTTTGCATAGTTTTGAATAGTAGTGATTTCACTATATGTATAAGTCGAAGGAACCGCGTAGAATCCTACGTATAAGTTTCCTTTAGGTTGAATACGGAAGTATTCTGCAATATGATAATGCCAAATAGCTTGTTTAGAAGCTACACCGCCACTAAATTGAGTAATAGTACCCGCGATAGATCCAACAATTGTAACCGCGATTGGTGTACCCGTGTTTAAGAATATACCATTCTTTTTAGGGGCAACGATTGTCACGGTAGCTGTTGCAGCACTTGCAGTAAATCCGTGATTGATAGTACCCGCGTTGATAACCGCAGCGATGCCGGTAGCTACTAAAGCTACTGTGCTGTCACCGGTAACTTTGGTATAAGTACCTAAGTCAACAATAACGCCGCCAACAGTTGTTACTTTTATGTTAGCTGTATCGCCATTTGCTCCAATGGCCGTAACTAAGTACGAACCACTAGCCGATGTTCCGTCGGAATAATCGGCTTTGATACCCGCTGCTTCGGCATCAGCTACGCTAAAGAATTGTTTAATTCTATTAGTAGTAGTGAACCCGTTTGGCAAGGTAGCTGTGTACAAAAGTAAACCCGAAATAAAGTCTTCCCCCGCTAGAGGGCGACCTAATCCGCCTTTACCTTTGACAAAAATTATGTCGTTTAATCCCATTTTATTTCTTTTTTGTAGGTTTTTTCACTTCAATTTCCGGTTCTGCGGTTTTTGCGTCCGCATCTATATCGGCACCCCTATCAATTCTCTTAGCCCCTTTTACGGAGTGTAAGTAAAAATGATTATCCGGAGTAACCCATATAGATTGAACGTGAGGAAGGGAAAAAGCCTCTTTGATTAATTCCTTACTCATGATGTTATATATTAATAACTAGCGCGGCTTACTTCAACCCATTTGAAACCGTCGAAGATAAATTCTATATTAGCTTTTAAACCCGTAGAAACAGCTATTGAAGTAGAAGCAGCTACATAGTTAGTACCTACTAATTTTAATTTATTTCCGCTAGTTGCACCATTGATTGTGATTTTAATCACATCACCTAAGTAACAGTTAGCTACTGATGGGAAAGAAATTGCCGAACTATCAACTAAAGTTACTTTAACTTGAGTAGTATAAGCATTTAAAGATAATTTGGTAGTATCTGCACCAACTGCGTCAGCAATTGCAGCATATTTGAAAGTCAACGCACGGTAAGTGTTATCGTTGTTTGCACCGGTTCCGGTACGTGGAGTAGCTGTTTGCGCATTAGCTGCAAAACCAACTAAAATAAATAAAGCGAAAAGTATTTTTTTCATTGTTTATATGTTTTAAAAAGGGGGATTGCTCCCCCTTCGTATTATTATGCGGTTAAAGTTGTGTAGATAACGAATTGATCCGGAAACCCGATTTGAGTATCCATTTTGAACAATCCTTTAACGAAGAACAATTCAGAGTTGTTTTGCAATCTCATTAATTGTAATTGGTTATCTTCGGTACTGTTGATACCTAACCATGCGTTAGAATCAATGTCCGGCTTTTGAATAGCTAAGTAGAAAGTGTTTTCGGGTAAACCGGCAACCATTTCAATTTCGTATCCTCTGAATTGCTCGTAAGCTTTTTCATCAGAACGAACGTTTTTGTAAGCATCAGTTCTCAAAGCCTCACCATATTTCAAGAAATCAGCATAAGAAACAACATATTTCAAACCACCTTTACCGAAACGTCCCAATAAAGCTTTAGGAACTAAGTTTAACGCCGCAGTGAATTTATCACGGATGTTAGCAGTAGTCAAAGCAACCGGGCTAGGAACTGAAAGGGTTGGGTAAGTTGGATCGCTTACAGCGTCCAATAATTTTTTGATCAAACCATCAAAATAGAAATAGTTAGATGCGTCAGCGGTTTCGCCTTTAGTTGTTGGATCAACAGCAGCTCCACCCGGATCGGTATCGTATTGTTTACGACTTCTATGGATAGCGTTCTCAAAGAATTCGTTTAAACGCTTCATAGTTTGAATCATCATGAAATTTTCAGCAGTTACCGGCAATTCACGACCTAATAATTTAGGTTGTAATTGTTCAGCATAGAAATGTTGTTCGTAATCTCTTGGATTAAATTCATAATACAACATTAAGTCTTGTGGTTCTAAAACACGACCGTCAACGTTAACCGCACCTTGTGAAGTTGGTGTAGCAGTACGCTTTTGGATGAAATTAGATACCTCAATTCTTGGGATAGTCTTCTTTTTACGGATACCATCTTCTACATAGATACAACCTTTTTCGATTGTGTCCGCACCTACTACGGCACGAGTAATCATGTATGACGCTGCGGGGCCACTCCACGATGTGTCTTGAATATTTAATGCTTCTGACATTTTATTTTATTTTTTAATTAATTAAATCTTGTTTTTTGTTCTTAAATCAGCCATTGCACTTGCTACTACGTTTGTTAAAACTGCTGAATTAGCTGTTTCAGCTACGTTAATTGAAGCGGCTTTTTTGTGCATTGGTAAACCTTCAATCATGTTTTTAGCTTCATCGAATCCGATAGCTTTAGAAGTAGCAACCCATTGGTTTACTGCTTCTGCTTTGATACGACCTTGAGCAACGAAACCTTCAATCATGTTCTTAGCTTTTGTGTCTTCTGCTTCCATTTCTGCCTTGTTTTTCGCTTCGTCAGCGTCTTCGGCTTTCTTTTTAGCTTCTGCATACTTGGCTTTGTACTCGTCCATTTCAGCTTCCATTTTTTTCATTTTGTCTTCCATTTTGCTCAATTTGTCTTCGGCTTCCGCCTTTTTGTTTTCAATTGATACAATAGAAGCAATAATTGCGTCCTCGTTGGCTTCATCTAATAAGCCTAACTTATTTGTGACTTTTGTCATTTTGATTTTATTTTTAGTAAATAAAGAATTTAATACTTTGTTGCTTTCAGTCCACATAGCCTTAGCGTCGTTTGTTACTCTGCGTTTGTTATGTTCGCTACTTGTTTCGATAGTGTCGCAAAATCCGCTGTTAAAAGCTTCTCCCGCTGTAATCCATGTAGTTTTAGCCATGATAACTAGAACTTCCGCTTCGGTTTTACCCGTTCTTTGTGCGATCATAGTGGCTAAACTCTTTTTCATCTTCTCAAGTTCTTCTCCGCCTTCGCCCCCGTATGGGTTGTGATACATCAATAAGGAGTAGTCCGCCATGATTCTATTTCTACCCGCTTGAAAGATTACCGCTGCGATACTTGCTGCGATACCTACGTTGTAAGTATCGACTTTAGTTTTAGACTTTAAAATGGCGTTATAAATATTATAACCATCCATCACTATTCCTCCGGGCGAATTAATCCAAACTTGGATTCTTTTCTTTCCCATGCTATCTAAAGCTAGTAACTCTTGTTGAAACAAAGAACCGTCTATGCCTTGTCCTTCCTTCTCATCAAAGCCAATATGCTTGTTTATTAGCATAATTGGTTCGTCAACCGATGGATCTACGCAGTAATTCATACACTAAAGTACTAACGTGTTGTTACTGTGAAGTATATATGTGCCACAAAAAAAGCCCCTCGTAGAAACGAAGGGCGAATTTTCCTTTACTATGACCGTATTTATTGCAATCTAAGAATTTAATTTAGTTTTTGCTCGACTTAAGTAGTCTATTTTTTGTTCCGGTGGAAGTCTTTGAAAGAAATCTTTAACCATTATGTTTATTGTTTCGCTTATGCTTATTTCGTTGGTATCGGCGTAACTCCTTACTAATACGTCATTCTTTGGCGTTAGGTAAGTTACTGCCCTTCTTTCTTGGGTTTGTTTAATGTCCATATTTTAGTTTATTAGAAAGCTTTTGAAATACCTTGAGAAGCCGGGCTTCCAATACTTCCAACTGAAACGCCTATAATTGTAAAGATACCGAATACAACTGTTCCCGAATAACTTGGATCACCTTGAACCCTAGCTAAAAAAGAACCCGCACCCGCCCCATCTAATGTAACTGTGAAAGTGGTATTTAGATAAACTTGCGTTCCATTAACTAAAAGTTGACCGCTTGGGTTGTTAACCGTGTAAGTAGTAACTTGTAACGTCACTACCGATCCGGCCGCCCCCGTTATATTTTTAGTTTCTTGTTGAAAACTAGACGATCCCGTAGATCCGGTAGCCGATCCAAAGTAAGTCGGTGTCCCCGATCCAACCGCGTCTAAAAATGGAAAATACCTTTGTATCATTAATACTGTTTTAATGTATAAGAAACCTCATTATTGCCCGATTCATTAACCCCTAGATAAATACAATATAATAAATTGTTTGCACTTGCCACCGCTGAAAGATTGCCCGAATCTTTAATAACCGTGCATCCGGTTGGTGCGCTTATAGATAAAGTCTTACCGCTTCCGTATGTCCATTTTAAACGAACCACAGTTCCCGGTACTGCATTTGTAAAATCAAAAGTAATCGTTGCGCTATTGGGAGCGGTTGCAAAAAATACTGCTTTATCTTGTTTAAAATAAACTGTATAACTAGAAGGTAAAGCCGATTGTTGGTCGTTTACTAAAGCTAAAGGAGTTTGTAAAATATTAGCAAAATCAGAAATACCCGATGCACTTGTACCCGCTGCAATCGTTATACTTCTTATTTGGTGTACGTTTCTTGCTACCCCGTCCGTAAATGTCACCGGATCTGCATTTGTGCTATAATACGTTGTACTAAAGCTTAAAACCGCTGTTTGTCCACCGGAAACGGTGAAAGATGTTGCACTAACTAGGTAAATTTCCCCATTATAATAAATTGCTCCCGCGCTTATTGTATAAGTTGATCCCGAACCCGTATTAACGCATCCGTACAAAACATAACAATTGCTTGTATCGGGTAGACGTCCAATAATAGAGTTTGCCAAAGCGGTTAAAGCTTCTTGATAGGCTAATTGTAAATGATCAATTGATCCGCTCTTTATTGGCATCCCAACGGTGTTATTTACATTTGATGTGTTTATTTTTCTCATTTCTTAATAGGTTACTATGTTATATGTTAATCCGGCGGGTATAAATCTACGAACAAAATCGTTTACTTCTTGAGGATACCCCGAATAAGCGCTTGTAGGAATGTTTATGGTAAAATTATATTGAATCGATATGGTATAACTGTTTATCACCACTTCGCTTGAATTGTTTGAATACGATTTGCTACTAATTGATTCTACCCCACCCACTCTAAAAAATGGGGTTCCTAAAGTATTGTTAGTGATGTAAATATCGCTAGTAGATGGCGGCTGCCTAAAGGTTGTCGAAAATCTTTCATTTAGTGCATATTCTAATACTAGCTTTTGACCATTGAATAAAACCCTTTGATCTACGCCAATAAAAGATGGTAAATAAACAGCCCAATTAGCCGATGGGGGCTGCGCTGTGTTACCCGCAACCAAAGATTCATAAACTACTTGCTTATAAATCACCTTAGCGCCTAAAGCATAAGTACCGGCTACCCATAAAGGGTAATTGCTACCTACTTTATAATCGCCTAAAAACTTATCCCTTAAATACTGCAACGGGGATATTAGCGATTGTAACCAACGAACGTTTATACCTTGCCTTTTATCGGGCGGTAAAAGTTCAATGATTTTGTTATAAAAACTTATATTATAGAGTGACATTATTGTGCTATAAATATTAATGAATCAGCAAAAGTTTTGCCGCTTGTTGTTTCTTGAACGATATATCCCGCCACAGTATCCCATTGTCTTGAAATAACTGT